TGTATTGAACAAGGCGTTGATAACTTCTGGTTAATCCATGATAGTTATGGTGTAAGTCCTAATGATGCAGAAACATTGTCAACACAGGTAAGGGAGGCTTATATTGAGTTGTTCTCAGAGCCAATACTTAAGAACTGGACAGAGGAAATAGGTCTTGAATATGATGATGATGTTATGATTAACACCCTAGATTTAAACGAAGTAAGAGATAGTAAATACATATTTAGTTAACTCCTAACTTAAAGTTTACTTAGGGTGTTACAGATACCGAGTAAAGAGGTGCATGAAAGTGTTAACAATTATAAAACAAAAGGAAAACAAATGGCAGCAAAAGGCTACAATTTCAACACAAATCCAGTAACAGTAGTTACTCCAGAGGCAAAAACATTATTCATGTGCTTAGCAGAAGTAAACGAATACACAGGTAAGTTTGGCGGTAAACTAGTATTTACACCAGAGCAGTTAAATCAAGAGGTATCATTCAAAGAGAATGGTGGAGCTAAGGGTAGAAAAGCATTCGGTGCAATCGTTAGTGAGTTACTAGATAATGCCTATAATGAATACACTACTGACACAGGCAAGAAAGCAACTAAGGTATCTAAGATTCAAGATGGTACTAATGCTGATGGTGATGCAGATGGTACATCAGTTATCTCTACAGCTAATCAGAACCAACCAGATATCCTAGATAGCAGTAAGAAAGTTATTAAAGACTATGATGTATTAGTAGGTAATGGTTCTACAGTAGTGGCACAGTTATACTTAAAACCTTATGTAATGCAAGGTAAAGTAGGTGTTACAGCTTACTTAAACAAAGTTGTATTAAAAGACATCATTGAGTTCGGTGGATCTGATGATCTATTTGATGATGATACGTTTGAATCAGATGATGATACATTATCGGATGACTTCTAATAGATGTTTGAAGCCAAGGTAACAAAAGGTGGGACACTGAAAATAACAGTGCCCATCTACCACGGAGTCCGTAAGAAGTATATGATAGGTTTAAATTGGTATGGTACAGCTCATTACAGAGCGAGGAATAAAGTAAAACAAGAATATAGTATACGAGTAGGCAAAGTATTAGAAAGCTTAGAAAATGATGTTAATATAACATCTCCGTTTACTACTCACTTTAAAATTTATTATAAGAATAAGGTGTCAGATGGTGATAATCTTGTAGCTGTAGCTGGTAAATTTCTACTCGACGCACTACAAGAACACGGTATAGTTGATGATGATAATGTACAGCATCATACCAGCAGTAGTTGGGAAGTAGTGGAGCAGGACAGACACAGCCCAAGAATAGAAGTAACAATAAAAGGAATAAAGAATGATAAGTAAAGGGAATTATATAAGTGATTTAATGTATGAAGATGAATACCTAGAATACCATGAGGCATTAGAGATGTGGGACTACTATAGAACATGCTATGAAGAAGCCCATGAGTTATGTTAGAGAAGATAATAGTGAATTACTTCCTGGATGTCATGGTTGCAATAGCTGTGGTAGTAGCGATGCTGTTAGGTATTATGTTGACGGCGGTGCTTATTGCTTTAGTTGCAATACCTATAATCCTAATGGCGATGCTGGCAAAACCACTGATAAGCATGAAGGACATCGAACCATGGCAGGCAACTTAATACAAGATGTTGATCCAGTAACACTGGTTGCTCGTAAGATCAATGAACAAACATGTAGACACATGGGTTATGGTAATGCTCACTACAAAAGAAAGCCAGTACAAGTAGCTAACTATTATAATACTGATGGTCAAGTTGTAGCTCAAAAGGTAAGGGATAAAGATAAGAACTTTGTATTCATTGGTAATACAAAAGAAGCACTAATGTTTAATCAACAAAACTGTAGAGGTAACGGTAAGAAACTAACTATAACTGAAGGTGAGATTGATGCCTTATCTGTGAGTCAAGCATTTGATAACAAGTGGGATGTTGTATCTATATCATCTGGTGCCTCTGGTGCTAGAAGAGAAATAGCTAAACACCTAGAGTTTATATCAGGTTATGATGAGATTGTACTTTGGTTCGACAACGACAGAGCTGGACGAGAAGCCCTCGATAGTGTTATCCCTATACTACCTATTGGTAAAGTAAAGATAGCCCGTCACGTTGATTACAAGGACGCTAATGATGTATTAAAACATCTAGGTAAAGCAGGAGTAGTTAATACATTCTATAATGCTGAGATGTTTAAACCAGAAGGTATTATCCTACCAGAGGAACTACTAGAGGAGGCACTAAAGCCTATTGAATATGGTAGACCATGGATGTTTGAGAAGATGACAGACATAACATATGGTAGAAGATTAGGTGAGGTAGTAGCATTAGGTGCTGGTGTATCCGTAGGTAAGACAGACTTTGTAATGCAATCTATATCTGATGATATGAAGAGAGGTTATAAAGTTGGTACCTTTATGCTGGAGCAACAGACAAGAGAAACCTTATTACGTATTGCTGGTAAGATAGACGGACAACACTATCACCTACCAGACAGTGAACACAACCCTGAAGATTTAAGGAATACAATTACTAATATAAAGGACCTCTATATCTACGATAACTTCGGAGCTATTGATTGGGAAACAATTAGTAATAAGATTAAGTTCATGGTGCATAACTATGGTGTTGAGCATATCTATATTGATAACTTAACTGCTCTTAATGCTCATGCTCAAGATGAGAGACGTAACTTAGATGCTTTAATGGCTGATGTAGCTGCACTAGCGAAGGAATTAAATATATGGATACTAGTTGTATCACATCTTAATCCACCCAAGACAGGTAATGCACATGAAGCTGGTGGTAGAGTAGAACAAGCACAATTCACAGGCTCAAGAGCTATCATGAGATGGAGTAGTTTTATGTTAGGTGTTGAAAGAAACACAATACATGATGACCCAGAAGAGAGACAGAAGGGCCTAGTAAGGTGTATTAAAGATAGGTTCTCTGGTAAGGCTACTGGTAAAACAATAGGGTTTATATATGATACCGACACTGGTATCTTAATGGAGAGTGACGAGATACAACAAGTAGATCTAATAAATGATGAGGAGGATTATTAATATGGTTTGTATGTTATATATACTAGGGGCCTTAGGGGTGCTTGGTATCATAGTTATATTTGTAGGTGTAGGTTTTAAGTATGGATACCTAGAGGCGGAAGCTGATTTTAAAAGGAGAGGGATTAATAATGATAGTAATATTTGATATTGAAACAGATGGCTTATATTATGAAGCCACTACTGTCTGGTGTATGAGTGTTAAGATATTAAAACCAGATGCTCCTGCAACACAGGTATTTACAAATAGACCTATTAAAGGTAGTGCTGGTAGTATTGAAGATGGTTTAAAGCTATTAACTACCGCTACTACTCTTGTAGGACACAACATTATTAACTTCGATATACCAACTATTAAGAAGCTATACCCTGATTGGACATACGATGGTGATACATACGATACATTAATAGCATCTAAGTTAAGTCATCCAAACCTAATGTTAGGTGATGCTAATAGAAAGAGATTACCTGGTAAGTTAAAAGGTAGTCATGGACTTAAAGCTTGGGGTTATAGATTAGGTAACTACAAAGATGAGCATGAAGATTGGTCAAGACTATCAGTTGATATGGTAGAATATTGTAGACAAGATGCTGAGGTAACAGCTAAGTTATATAAGAGATTAATACAGAAGCAAATACCAGATGAAGCCATGAGATTAGAGCAAGACTTTGCACACATCATCGCTAGACAAGAACACTATGGGTGGAAGTTTGATATTGATAAAGCACAACAGCTACACGTTAAATTGCTAAAGGAAGCAGAGGAAGCTGAAGATGAATTATATAAGGTATTTACTCCACTTAAAGATTGGATAGTAATGAAGGAAGCCCCTAAGTTTAATAAGGATGGTAGTCTAAATAAGAGAAGACAATCACAAGAGTTAAAAGGTGCTTGTTTTAATGATGACCTAGAGTGGGGACACTGGAAAGAACTTGTGTTTAATCCTGGTTCTAGACAACATATATCAAGATGGTTAAAGCACTTCTATGGTTGGACTAGTCCTGAGTTCACAGAGAAAGGTAACCCCATTATTAATGAGAAGATACTTAATGCTCTGGAGTTCCCAGAAGGAAAGATATTAGCTCATTACTTTAATGTTAAGAAGGTCATAGCTATGGTTGCTGAAGGTAACAATGCTTGGCTGAAGATGGTTAAGGATGATGGACGTATCCATGGTAGTATTGACACACTAGGTGCAGTTAGTAGACGATGTACACACTCTAGGCCTAACGTAGCACAGGTACCAAGCTCTAGAGCATACATGGGTAGTGAGTGTAGGCAGTTATTCACAGTAAGTGAAGGTAAGAAGTTAGTTGGTTGTGATGCTGATGGTCTTGAGTTAAGAACATTATCACACTACATGGCAAAACATGATGGAGGTGTCTATGCTAGAGCAGTTGATGAAGGTAAGAAAGAAGATGGTACAGACATCCACACCCTTAACCAACAAGGAGCTGGACTCCCTACACGAGATGATTCAAAGACATTCATATACGCCTTCCTCTATGGAGCAGGTGATGGTAAGATTGGAGAGATCGTTAAAGGTACAGCTAAAGACGGGAAGAGACTTAAGGAGAAATTCTTAAAGCAAATACCAGCTATTGCACAATTATCAGAGGGTGTTCAAGAAGCAGTTAAGAAGAATGGTACACTCAAAGCACTAGATGGTAATCCATATTATATTAGGTCACCACACTCAGCACTAAACACACTACTACAAGGATGTGGTGCATTAGTTATGAAGTATTGGTTAATAGAATTAGATAAACAACTACAAGAGAAGTATGAAGCCGGTACACAGTATGAGTTCGTAGGGAATATCCACGATGAGGCTCAGATAGAATGTGATGAAGAGATTGCACATGATATAGGTAAGATTGCATCTGGAGCATTTGATGCTGTGACAACACAGTTAAATTTTAGAATACCTTTAAGAGGTAGTTATGATGTAGGTCAGACTTGGGAGGATACACATTAATGGTAGCATATTATAAGAAAGATAAAACAACAAAGAGGTGGCACTTACTGTTCCTCCTTGATGGACAAGTAGCTAGTGCAGGTAATTACCCTACAAAGAAGGATGCAATTAACTATGCCAAGAGAGACCTTGGTGTTACAGAAGTAAATGATTGGAATAAAAGAAAATGAGTTCACCAGAAAGATGGATAAGAGAAGCAATGGAAGAGGATAAAAGACATATGATGACAATAAGAGTATTAATGACAGACGGTAGAGATGAAGTATATAATGATGTAGTTAAGACAGTACAGCTGCCTGACTCATACACATTAAAGATATATAATAGTAATATGCACTTTGATATAGACACAAATGAAGTACTATTTATGCAAAGCTGGGTATCATAATGGCAGGAGCAATGAACACATTAGATCCAATGATTAAGAGAAGAGATTTAGATAATGGTATTGACATCTGGTTCTATGAGAGAGGTATCACTACCAATGGTACAGCCATGGGGCAAGCAATCAAAACACTAGAGGAAACAACTGAGTTATTAGAAGGGATTAATAAAGGCGATGACAGAGAAATTAGAGATGCTATCGGTGACGTCTATGTTACTCTTAGGGGCGTATGTAATGTATTGGATATCGAATTCCTAGAGTGTGTAGATCAAGCATATAATGAGATCAAGGATAGAAGAGGTACATTAGGTTGTGATGGTATCTTTAGAAAGAATGTTGAACAACAACACTTTGATTTTAGGGATGCTTAATATGTATGAATCAGTAGACAATAGTGGGAGGATATCTAAAGGTATCTGTAATTCTTGTATACATTATGAGGCACCTGGGGGTAACGGATTATGTATGAATGATGATTACTGTGTTCCTACTAACAGCTTTCAATCTAAATATGAAGCTAAATCAAGAGGTTCAGCTAATGACTCACGGATGACTGATATATGCGAGGAGTGTGTTTATAGAGAATTTGATCATTGTACCCAGGCTGATAATTGTGTCCCTACTAATGGAGCTACAAAGTTTGAGCATAGGGGAGATGTAAAACCCATACTTAATATAAATAGAGATAATGTAGATGACTTCTTAGATAGAATAGGAAATAATGTGGAAGATAATGTAAGAACACAAGTAGGTGGTAGTCACTATCAAGACATGGCTATACAGCCTTGGGCATACTTTACTGCTAATGCTACACACCTAGAGATTACAGGTGCTTGTAAACAAAACGTACTGAAGTATATGAGACAAAAAAATGATATGTTAGAAGATTTAAAGAAAGCTTCTTGGTATCTTGAAGAATGGATTAAGGAGCTTGAAAACAATGTTATTGAATAATGATATGGAATTCGTATGTACAGCATATGGAAAAGTAACAACAATTAAGATAGATGATGCTTCAAACGTCAGAACAGTTATTGAAGATGTGATAGTACCTATGTTATTAGTATTAGGTTATTCACAAGTATCGATAGATAAATTTATACATGAGGAAGAGTAATGATGATTAGTGACACAAGAGGTTGGAGTGGATTACCTCAGTTCTCTAGGGATATGTATCAAGAAAGATACTTCCTAGAAGGTGAGAACTACAGGGGATGGCTAGACAGGATGGCTAAGTTTGCAGATGATGATGCAATGGCTGAGAGAATAAAAACATATATACATAACTATTGGTTTATGCCATCTACTCCCGTTAGTAGTAATGGTAATGCCCCAGAAAGAGGACTACCAATTAGTTGTTATGTAAACAAAACACAAGATAGTAAGGAAGGAATCTTTGACACATTCACAGAAAATAATTGGCTTGGAAGCTATGGTGGAGGAATTGGGACAGATTGGTCTAGTGTACGAGGAATCGGTGAGGGAGTTGGAGCTAATGGTAAGTCAAGTGGAATCATCCCGTTTATCAAAGTATCTGATAGCTCAACACTTGCAGTCTCTCAGGGAGGACTTAGAAGAGCTTCACAAGCAGTCTACTTGGATGTCTCTCACCCAGAGATTGAAGAGTTCATAGATGTTAGAAGACCAACTGGTGATGCCAACCGTAGGAGTCTTAATGTACATCATGGTGTTACTATCCCTGATGCTTTTATGGAGGCTGTTGAGTCTCGAGGACAATGGGATTTAATATCTCCTAAGACAGGTTCTATAGTTAAGACTGTAGATGCATTTGATCTATTTAAGAAAATGCTGGTGACTCGAATGGAAACAGGTGAGCCGTATATGTTATTTAAAGATAATGTAAATGATGCTAGACCACAGGTATATAAAGACGCAGGATATGAAGTTACTCAAAGTAACCTATGTGCTGAAATAACACTACATACAAATGAAAACTACACAGGTGTATGTTGTTTAGCTTCAATGAACTTGGAGTATTGGGATGAGATTGAGTTTGAACTAGAGCAATTTGTATATGATACAACTAGATTCCTAGATAATGTATTACAAAGCTTTAGTGATTTAACTGAGGGAGTACCTGGATTTGAGAAAGCAAGACGTAGTGCCATGGCTGAGAGATCATTAGGACTAGGTGCTATGGGGTTCCATTCACTACTACAGAAGAAGAGCTTACCTTGGGGTTCACCAATGAGTAAAGGCCTTAACATAACAGTATTTGATAAGATTAAAGCAGCAGTAGATGATGCAAATCATGAAGCAGCCATTAAGTTTGGACCTTGTCCATTAGGTGAAAGATATGGCCACTACATAAGGAATACACA